CTTCAACTTTGACAGAATCACTTGATGTTTCTTCTATTGCTCTAGGTAACCCAAATCAGGTTACAGTAACACTACAAGAGTACGGCTCAGCCGTAACAACAACTAAGAAGTTAAACCTAACTTCATTCAACGATGTAGATGCAGCACGTGCTGATATCATCGCTTATACCGCTGCAGACTCTATCGATTCTGTTGTCGCCTCTGTTCTAACAGCAGGTTCTAACGCAATCTATGCAGGCACAGCAACCAACACAGCAGGAATCACTGCAACTCAGTTAATCACAGTATCTGACATTCGTCAGGCTGTAACTGAACTTCGCACCAACAAGGCTCTGCCTCGTATCGGTGAGTTGTATGCAGGATACCTACACCCACGTCAGACTGCTGACCTTCGTGCTGAAACAGGAACTGGTGGATTCCAGGACCTAACTAAGTTCGTTGATCGCACTCCGTTCGTCGCTGGTGCTGTTGGCGTAATTGAAGGTGCTTTCATTGTTGAAACACCTCGCGTTCCTTACGCATCAAATGGAACAACTAACGTTTATAAGGCAGTAATTGCCGGACGTGAAGCGCTTGCAGAAGCGCAAGGTCAAGATATCTCTACGATTATCGGACCTCAAATCGATGCGTTGCGTCGTTACCACACAATCGGTTGGTACTACTTCGGCGGATGGTCTCTACTTCGTCAAGCAGCTATCTATCGTGTGGAATCTGCTGCAACAAACGGTTAATAAATCCGTTAGGTGGGAGGTGGGTCAAACCACCTCTCATCACTTAGAAAGGAAGTTATGCCACAAGTATTAGTTGGTTATTCAATTAACACACCTTGGCAGTACCAGACGTGGGGAGCAGGTCAACCTTGGCCTGATAAATATTCTCGTCTTGCTGGTAGACCAATCACAGGTGGAACATCTTCGGGACCTATTAACCCGTTCTTAACTGATATTGCTCGCGGTGTAACTTTAATTATTAACGATGGAGAGGTTGAAGAAACCTTATATCCATATCAAGATACTTTATATAATGCTGATTACTACTTCCTCGGTGGTCACGTCTATAGCATTAGTATCGAACAGGGTGACTTTATGGCATCCAAAGGATATGGCGATTACCTAACACCAATTTATGAGGAGCAATGAGTAACTGTACATCAAGCTGTAAGACTCAAGATCACCAATCATACGGTGACTGTATAAAGCAGAACTCACCAATGTTCGCAGGATGTTTTCCAACTAGACAAGGTTGGGATAAAGACAAAGAGAATAAAGATAACAAAGAATTAAGTTCCTACTGGTCTGCATTAAAGCAGGGAGTAGAGCCAGTATCTACAAAACAAAAAGATATAGATGCTGCAATGAAAATATCAAATGATGTAGGCAAGGCCTTTGATGGCAACACAATGGGATTTAGAGACTAAGCGTCACTAAATAGAAAATAGGAGCAAACTATGAAGAAAATGAAATCATCCGGTGGCGCTGAATCCACCAATGACACAGGCTTCCGTAAGGGAAGTTCTAAAGGAATCACTAAGTCAACTATGGCTGGTGCTACTTCTAAGACTAAAGGCAGTGTTGCTAAATTTGCTGGCGGTAAGAAGAAGGTGACCAAATAATGTGCGCTGTATGTGGATGCGGATACGCTAGCTACGACGATATTGAAACTGGTGCTCCTGCTAAGGAAGCCCCAAGCCAGAACTAATGGCCCGTCAACTTTACACCGAATCAGGTGACAAGAAGGTTGATGCCAAGTTAATGAAGCGGTTAACTCCTGCTCAACGCAAAGCGTTTGAGAAGATGGATGAGAAACACCGCAAGGTTAAGTATCAGAGTGAAGATACCAAATTAGATAAACAAATTATCAAGAAGATTAAGGCGAAACCTAATGGCAAAAAAGTCAAAAGCAAAGGCAATAAAAAAAGAGGCTAAAGTAATGGGTGAGTTCAAAAGAGGAACTCTACATTCTGGTAGCAAAAAAGGACCAGTAGTTAAGTCTCGTAAACAAGCAGTTGCAATCGCTTTATCTGAAGCCGGTAAGTCTAAAAAAAAGAAGTGAGGTAATAGGTGTCATACGGTTATTTTGGTTCAACCCTTGTAGATGAATTAAATCGTCTAGCCAACGGTGGCACCTATCCTCCTAGAGCGGATTACAAGGATACCGCTGCAGCAGCTAAGGCTTGGGCTAAGGCTAAGAGCGTATCTCTAGGTAAGATAACAGATACAGTAGGAGTTATTAACTATATTGGTGGTATTACTACCCGTACCAATATGTTAGATATTGCTGGTATCTGTAACAAGATCGCTGGTACTACTGGGTTGGAGCCTGCCGCAGCACTGCGTGAGGTGGCTAATTGACAGCAACCTATAACCTCATTTGCCCGCAAGCAACTACATTTAATTTTCAGTTTACTATAAACGATACTAATCCTAGTACCGGTGCATCTACGCCTTGGAACTTAACGGGCTATACCGCAACTATGACAGTTCGTCCGTTTGCTGGTTCAACCACAACAACACTATTAGCTACTACCGCTAATGGCAAGATTGTTTTAAATGCAATAGCAGGCAGAGCAACAGTTACTTTTACTAATACAGAAACTGATATAGCCGCCAACTCTTATGTTTATGATTTTGTTTTATACCAAGGAAGCGTAGTAACTAGAATTATGGAAGGTCAGTTTATTGTGACTCCAGGGGTGACCGTATGAGTGATACAACTACACTGATCATAATTGAATCTGCTCAACCGCAGACATCAGTAATTTTTTCAGCAGATCAAGGCCCGCAAGGTACACCTGGCGTAACAGGACCAACGGGTCCTGCTGGAGCCACAGGTCCACAAGGACCTACAGGAAGCACGGGAGCAAATGGTGCAACAGGAAGCACAGGAGCTACGGGTTCAATTGGCAATACAGGTCCTACAGGAAGTACAGGACCTACCGGAAATACAGGTAGCACAGGCGCAACAGGACCCACTGGTTCTACAGGCGCAACAGGTTCTATCGGAAATACCGGAGCCACAGGACCTACAGGCTCTACAGGCCTAACAGGATCAACTGGTCCTACCGGCGCTACAGGCGCAACCGGTAGCATAGGTCTTACAGGGGCTACAGGGCCTACAGGAGCCACTGGTAGCACAGGATTGACAGGAAGTACTGGCCCAACAGGTGCCACTGGTTCTACTGGCCTGACCGGATCTACTGGTCCTACAGGTATTACAGGTGCCACTGGCCCAACTGGGGCAACTGGCAGTATTGGTGTTACAGGACCAACAGGATCAACTGGAAGTACTGGAAACGCTGGCCCTACTGGAGCTACTGGTGCGACAGGTACAACTGGAGCAGGTGGAGCGTTAGGTTACTGGGGTTCTTTTTGGTCAAACCAAGATCAGGCAGCAGCAAACACAACAACTGCTTACCCAATTACTTACAATAATACTGATCCAGATTCTAATGGTGTAAGTATCGTTTCTAACTCACGACTTACATTCGCCTATGCAGGTGTTTATGATATTCAATTTTCTGCTCAGGCTGACAGAGTATCTGGTAGTGGAACTGACACTATTGATATTTGGTTCCGTAAGAATGGAACTGACATTCCAGATAGCAATAGTATTGTAACTGTTTCAGGTGGTGCAGCAGCAGCCAAAACAATTGCTGCTTGGAACTATATGTTAGAGATTGCAGCCAACGATTATGTTGAGTTGGTATGGCGTACATCTGATACAAGGTTAGAGTTAATTGCAGATGTTGCAGGAACAAGCCCTACTCGACCAGCAATTCCTAGCGTCATCCTTACAGCTTCTCAAGTTATGTATACACAACTTGGACCAACTGGTGCAACAGGTCCTACGGGACCTACGGGTAGCACAGGTGCTACAGGTCCAACTGGTGCAACCGGTGCCACTGGTGCAGATTCTACAGTTGCAGGTCCTACGGGAGCAACAGGTGTTCAAGGTCCTACTGGACCTACGGGAGCAACCGGATCTGTTGGCGCAACTGGTGCAACGGGAGTAACAGGTGCTACTGGTACTAACGGAACTATAGGAGTTAATGGTGTTACTGGTGCTACGGGACCAACTGGACCAACAGGTCCTACTGGTGCTACAGGAAGTGCAATTCTTGGAACTGCCGCTCCTAAAGCATTAGACAGAACTGCGGTAGCTGGTACTGCAACCTTGGCTTCAGCACAAGATCACGTTCATCCGACAGACGGTAACTATCCAGGTATATTTATGCTAGGTGGGATGTAGACTTTCTTTATGAAAGTTGCCGTATATTCAATAGCCTTAAACGAAGCAAAGCACGTCAAGAGATGGTATGAGTCAACCAAAGAAGCTGACTACCACGTTATAGCAGATACCGGTTCAACTGATGATACCGTTAAGATTGCTAAAGAACTTGGAATAATAGTTCATACAATCTCCGTTAAACCGTTTAGGTTTGATGATGCTAGAAACGCTTCCCTTGCTTTAGTACCAGCCGATGCTGATTACTGTATCGCAATGGATATGGATGAGATTATGCTTCCAGGTTGGAGAACAGGATTAGAGCAGGCTTATAAAGATGGAACACATAAACCTCGTTATAGATTTGTAACAGATTTTAATCCTGATAAAACACCTAAAGCATCTTTTCTAGGATTTAGAATCCATACTAGAAATAATGTTAGATGGTCTTATCGGATCCACGAAGTACCGCAAGGTTATGATCGTGAGGGTGAAGAGACATCTAAAGAATATGACATAGAGTCTTGGCACTTACCAGATGGCGAGAAGTCCAGAGGTAATTACCTGCCTATGCTTGAACTGGCAGCTAAGGAAAACCCTGATAGTAGAAACTTGTACTATCTAGGAAGAGAATATTTTTACCATAATAAATCTTTAGAGGCTACAGAAACTTTAAAGAAGTATTTAGATGTCAGTATATTTCCAGCAGAAAAATCTTACGCACTACGGATTCTATCTAAGACAGATCCCGATAATGCAGAAGAGTATTTGATAAAAGCAACTGAAGTTTATCAAAGCAGGGAATCTATATTAGCTTTGGCTAACTATTACTACCACCAGAAAAAGTGGAAAGAATGTAACAGGGTAGCCAAGATAAGCCTAGAACAAACTGTTAGAACAAATGAGTTCTTATCAGAGGATTGGGCTTGGACTCATATGGCAGATGACTTGATTGCAGTATCCGCCTGGAACTTAGAGCAATGGCAAGAGGCATATGAGCACGGTAAGAAAGCAGCAGAAATAACACCAACAGATGAAAGATTACAAACGAATTTAAAGTTTTACAAAGAAAAGGTGGGTAATGACAACACTTAGTCAATTGATCTCCGAGGTTAGATCAAATCTTGCAGGCTATACACTTCGCCAAGATCGCATCACTAACCTAGCCAATGTTGGCGGCATTACCGCTACTGACCTGTCTATTCAGATTGGATCAGCAGAAAACCTTGCTAAAGGTGTTATTGAGATCGAAGATGAACTTCTTTGGATTACATCATTTGATAGAACTAACTTAACTCTTAACGCAATACCAGGATTCGGTAGAGGATATCAAGGAACTACCCCTGCTCCTCACCCTGAAAACGCTCAGATTACTATGACTCCTACCTTTCCTAGAACAACTATTAGACAAGCAATCAACGATACGATCAGTTCTTTCTATCCAAAACTATTTGCTATCTATTCAACTACCTTTACCTTTAATGCAGCGCAGGTTGCATACCAATTACCAGATGATGCACGAGATGTGTTGTATATATCTTGGCAAACTGTTGGTCCATCTAAAGAATGGCTACCAGTTAACAAATGGCGTATCGATAAAATGGCTAACGTAGCAGCATTTAATACAACAAAGACGGTAAACATTTATGACAAAATTATGCCTGGTCGTACAGTACAAGTCTACTATTCAGCTCTACCAAATAACCTCACTAATAGTACTGATAATTATACAACAGTTACGGGATTACCAGAATCCACAAGGGATGTTACTACTCTCGGTGCTGCGTACAGATTACTGTCTTATCTTGACACCGGTAGAATTAACCTTACCAGCGCTGAGGCAGATCTAGCCGACGCTAAGTTACCTTCAACATCTGGTGCTTCTGCATCTAAGTATGTCTTCGCTTTATACCAACAACGTCTACAAGAAGAGTCTGTTAAATTGCAATCACTGTTCCCTATCAGAACTCACTACTCCAAGTAAGGAAGAAAAATGGCCCGTGTCTATTCCTCAACCAGCGTAGCAACTACTCTGGCTACTGCTTTGACCAATATAGGTACCAGTATGGTTGTTACCTCTGGCGGTGGAGCACCACTAATCCAAGGATCAGGCTTTACTGCTGGTGATATCTTTACTATTGCTATTGATCCTGATACCCAAATTGAAGAGATTTGTTATGTCACCGCTAACTCCGGTGATACCTTTACAATTACTAGAGCACAAGCTGGTTCCTCTGCTGTAGCACACGCAAGCGGTGCAACTGTAAGACACGTACTTACTAGCGCAGATTTAGTTTATTTTAGAGATGGTGTAACTACCGCTAACGCGGCAATACCTGCATCTACCCTAACTACAAAAGGTGATTTATTAACTCGCACAACAGCAACCTTACAAAGATTAGCTGTAGGAAATAACGGTCAATACCTACAAGCAGATAGCACTCAGACTGCTGGCCTTAAATGGGCAACAGTTACAGTGCCAGATACAGATCCAACAGCAACAGTATTTATGCTGATGGGTGCATAACAACCAACAACTAAGGAGAAATAAATGGCAACAACTTATAAGGTGTTGGGACAAAGCAACCCAGCAGCAACAACAGCAACAACGCTATACACAGTACCTGCATCAACACAAACAGTAGTATCAACTATCGTAATTGCTAACCTAACAGCATCTGCTGCAACATTTCGTATTTCAGTTCGCCCTGCTGGTGCAGCGCAGACTAATGCTATGTATGTAGCTTATGATGTAACAGTCGGCGCGTCTGACTCAACAGCACTAACACTAGGTATTACAATGGCTACAACAGATGTACTAACTGTATATGCTTCAACTGCAAACGTTTCATTCACAGCTTTCGGAAGCGAGATAGCATAACAAATGGCAATTTCCCGCGTAAAAACTTCATCTATACTTCAGGGTTTTCCCAAGAGTAGGTCTTTGCTTGCGGGAAATGCTGCCTATCTTCCTTATTTTGCTTTATATGGTAAAAGTAATGATGTTGCTGGTACTAATAGTGCTAGACAACCTTATTTTGACAATGCCTCAAATGTTTACTTTAGTGCAACAAAAACCATTAATAAATGGAATAGTGGCGCAGTAGTTTGGTCAAAGGTTTCAACTTCAACAAATTTAGGTAGTCTTTATGATGTTGCACTTGATCCTAATAATAATGTTTATGTATGTGGTGGTACTGCTGCTGGAATACTTGCTGAGTATAATTCATCAGGCACTTTGCAGTGGCAAAGAACAATATCTAATCTAAGTTATTATACTAACTGTGTTGCAGATTCAACGGATGTATATGCCGTAGCATCAGAAACTGCGGCGGCATTAGGTTATCTTGTAAAATATAATGGATCAGGAACCTTGCAATGGCAAAGATTAATAGGTACGACTAATAATTGTTATCTAGATGGTATTGCACTAGATTCCAGTAGTAATGTTTATGTTGTAGGCAGATTTAATAATCTTCAAAAACAATGTTTATTAAAATTTGATTCATCTGGAACAAATTCATTTAAAAAAGAAATTACTTTGGGAAGTGCGCCTAACCCATTGAGTAATATTGTTGTCTCATCAACTAATAATTTATATGCTGTTGGTTGGTATTCCAATAACACTAGTGGTCAATATGAAGGAGTAATCTACAAGTTTGATACAAGTGGTGCAATAACTTGGTCAAATAAATTTACCAAATCAGGTACAAATATATTTACAGATTATATTGCTTTAGATTCAAGCGAAAATGTATATGTAGTGGGTAATGATTCTGCTGGCATTGTTCTTCTTAAGTATAATTCATCAGGTACTTTGCAATGGCAAAGAAAAATAACAGGAACAAATAATCCTGGTTCTGGTGGCGTAGCTATCACGCCAAATGGAGATATAGTAGTTAATGGATCAATTAATAATGGCACCAGTACTCAAGTTTTTCAAGCTTATCTACCTAGTGATGGTAGTAAAACTGGCACTTATACTTTAGGTGCAATTAGCATAACTTATGCTGTTTATACAGGTAGTTCTGCTGCTAGTGGTGCAACAATAGCAAATTCATCACAAACTATTTCTACGCCATCTTATACAAGCACCACTTCTACTGAAACAGATTCATCTACAACTTGGACTATTGTAAAGGCAGGTTTGTAATGTTTTATTTCAATACAGTTACTAAGGAATATCCTAGACACATAGGAGATTTACAATTACTTGGTTGGCAAGAAAATACCAAACTGCCCGAAGGTTGGGTTGAAGTAACAGATGATCAAATTCCGTTAGTAACGCCTGAACAAACTTATGAAATGGTTGAGCCAAAATTAGTTAATAACATTTGGACTGCTCAATTCTTAATAAGAAACCGCACTCAATCTGAAATTGATAGGCAAAAGGCATTGACCCAAGAATTAAATGAAAAGTTAACAAAGGGCAACTATGGCAATAACTAGTATAAAGACAGGTTCATCCTTTACCAACCTGGTCAAGTATGACAACTTCCTTGGCCCGAATTCAGCCTACATTCCACCTTCATTTGAATCTATTGCTAGTGCTAGTCCAGCAGGGTCATCAACTACTACTTTTTCTAGCATATCTGGAAGTTATAAATCTCTTCAAATAAGAATAAATGGTATAATTCCTACTGGTACATCTAACTCAATTCTTATTCAATTTAATGGAGATACAGCAACCAATTATAGTTTTCATCAATTATATGGAAACAATGGTACTGCTGGCGCTGCTGGAAGTGCAAGTACAACTTATATGGTTGCTTCTGGTTATCCATATGGTTCGGCTGTTGATTCATACCCAACAGGAGCAATTGTTGATATTCACGATTACGCAAGTACAACTAAAAATAAGACAATAAGATCTTTTTCAGGTTGGGAACATAACGCAGCAACTACTGGCGAGGTTTGTTTACATTCAGGTCTTTGGCGTAATACCGCAGCAGTGACATCTATTAGAGTTTGGAGTAGCGTTAATTTTGGTACAGGTACTTCAATTGCTTTATACGGAATTAAGTGAGGAACTAAATTGGCAACCACATACGATAAAATTGCAACAACGACATTAAGTAGTGCTGCTGCAACTATTACCTTTTCATCTATTGCTGCAAGTTGGACAGATTTAAAATTAATATTTACTGGCACAACCACTGTGGCAGGACAATATATTAACCTTACTTTTAATGGAAGTTCTGCTGCAAATTATTCTTGGACTGTATTGCGCGGAAATGGAACTGTGGCTGGAACTGGTACCGCAGTAGATGAAACTAAAATACAACTTGGAGATTATTTAGTTTCTGGAAGTTCTACAACTATTCCATTTTTTACCACAATGGATGTATTTTCTTATGCAGGTTCTACTAACAAAACTTTATTAAGCACTACATCTAACGACTTAAATGGCAGCGGAGCAGTAATCAATTTAGTAGGATTATGGCGTAGTACTGCCGCAATTACTTCAATAACATTAACCATTTCTGCAAATAATTTTGCAACAGGAACAAGCGCAACACTCTACGGAATACTAAAGGCGTAACTATGGCAACCTATACTTTAATCAGTTCAAATGTTTTAGCATCAAGTGCGGCATCTGTTACCTTCTCATCAATACCTGCTACTTATACGGATTTGGTGTTAAGGATAAGTGCAAGATCAGCCACAGCGTCTGCTACCGACCAATTAGTTTTAACATTTAATTCTGATTCAGGTGCCAATTATTCTATTACTCGTTTATATGGAAATGGTGCTACGGCAGTATCTAGCAGTTCTACTGTAATGCTTGCAGGAATTATTAACGCTTCAACAACTACTGCAAGTACATTTTCAAATACGGAAATATACATACCAAATTATTTATCAAAAACTAGCAAGCCAATGTCCACCTTTTCCGCACAAGAAAACAACACAACAACAGGAATTGATAATGTTAATGCTATGCTTTATCGCAATACTTCAGCATTAACATCTATTGTTATTACAAACACAAGTGCAACTAATTTTGACATAGGCTCATCATTTTATTTATACGGAATATCCAACGCTTAACAAAGGAGAAGAAATGCCAACTAAAGTAATCGTAGATTGTTCAACAGGTGAAACCACCGAAGTTGAATTAACAGTTGAGGAGATTGCTGATCTAGAAACAGCACGCTTAGCAGCTGAGGATCAACGCAAGGCAGCAGAGGCAGAGGCAGCAGCAGTTGCTGCAGCTAAAGAATCTGCTAATGCAAAGTTAGCAGCACTTGGTTTGTCTGCTGACGAAATTGCAGCACTAAGCAAGTAATGTTGCTTTGCACAAAGTGCAACATATCTAAGCCGGAATCCGAGTTTCATCGAGAGGCTCGGAATCCTAATAGAAATTATAAACGCTCTAATTGTAAATCTTGCGATGCTGAAAAGAATCGTAAGTATATCTCTAATCCGATAGTTAAATTAAAGCGTAATGCTAAAAGGGTTGAATGGAACCGAAAGGTCAATGCTTCCTTTCCGCCTGAATTGTTTAATGAAAGATTTGAAAAACAAGGTAACTGTTGCGCTATATGTAAAACAGTAGTTGCTGGTGGTAGAGGAGCGTTTCACGCTGACCATAACCATCAAACAAACCAACCAAGAGGCATACTTTGTCACAACTGCAATGTAGCACTTGGTAATTTTAAAGATAACCTAGAGTTGCTTCAAGCAGCTATTGAGTACCTTAATAAATATTCGGAGGTTGAATAATGTCGTATGGTTCTGATGTCACCGAGGCAATTCCCTATACCCTCTCGAACCCTCCAGTTAATTCATCATATAGCGGATCAACCGTTGCCTACGATATTGCTATTGGTGGACAACCATTCTTCTTAGAGACAAGTGATGACTCACCATACCGCAGAGTAACTGCTAAATATCGTAAAGATCAGTTAGATACCACCAGAGAACCTGGTGAACAGACTCTTACCGGTTGGTGGATCCGTTCTCAATCAACATTCCACTTAGGTCAAGGCATTAAGTTCTTTGAACCAGCACAAGATGAAGGTCTTCGTTTCCAATACAAGTATTCCAAAGGTTGCGACATCTGGACTAAAGGTCAAGTAACCTTACTTAAAGATGTTACCTCTAGTAATGCAACTACTGGAACTATTAACACTAACTTGCGCCCATATCAATACGCCAGATCTATTCGCTGGTCTAGTATTGATGGCATCCTACTTCACGATGATTACACTATTCGTAAGATCTCAGTTGGCGGAACTGCTACAGCTTTCCAGACCAATGTGTCTGGTACTGATGCCCCTATATTCTCAGTATGTGATGACGGTGTTAATGCCTATTGGATAACTAATTCAGCACCTAGTTCTGGTAATTTACAGGTGTATAAAAAAGCATTAACTGCTGATACAAGCACAGCAGCTACCCTTATGTTTACTACCGTTGGTACTACAGTTACTAACGCAGTTATTGAGTTTACTAAAGAGCGTCTTGTCGCTGCTATCAATAACAAAGTTTATGAGTTTGCAACAACTGCTTCAGTATTACCTAGCCCAGTTTATACTCATCCTAATCCAAATATAATTTTTACCTCTATCACCTCATCAGGTGCCGCTATCTATCTTGGTGCCTATAGCGGTATTCAATCTAATATCTTAAAGTTCACCCTAGAAACTACCGGTGCTATGCCTACATTAAGTAGCGCTATCACTGCTGCTGAATTACCAGTAGGTGAGAGAGTATTTAGAGTTGCTTATTACCTAGGTTATGTGGCTATTGGAACCTCTAAAGGTTTACGTATAGCAAGCGTATCCGATGCTAATGGCTCCCTTGCCTATGGTCCTTTGTTATTTGAATCAGAGCAAGCTGTCTACGATGTAGCATTTAGAGATAGATACCTTTGGTGTACCACCAATGTTGACGGTAACCCTGGCATAACCAGAGTAGATCTAGGTCAACAGGTGGGAACTAACTTAGTCTTTGCCTACGCTTGGGATCTATATAAGCCTGGTGTTACAGGTCGCTTGACTACCGCCTGTGCCTTTAACGGTAACACTACTCAATTAACTTTTACAACTAACTATGTAGCTACTGCTGGCGCTGTCTATATTGAAGAGGCATCTACCTTGGTACCTACTGCTACCTTAGAGACTGGCTTTATCCGTTACAACACTTTAGAAAATAAGATCTTTAAAACCTTAACACCACGTTTTGATACTACTAATGGTGGTATAACTATTTACTCAGTTCAATATGATAATACTGAGATTACTTTAGGTTCTTTTCCGCAAGGCTCAAGCCTTGATGTAATTGGCGTTGCCTACCCTGCCACACCTCAACAGTATTTAGGCTTTAAGTTTGATTTTACTAGAGATACAAATGACTCTACTTTGGGTCCTACCTTTACTGGATACCAGGTCAATACACTTCCATCTATTCCACGCCAGCGAATGATTCAATACCCCGCTATGTGTTATGACTTTGAAATGGATAAGTTTAACAACCAAGCTGGCTATGACGGAGCAGCCTATGCACGTCAACAAACGCTAGAACAAATAGAAGATATTGGAGATACTGTATTGATACAAGATTTCCGTACCGGTGAATCCTATCTAGGACTAATCGAAGAGCAAGATTTCATTAACCGAACACCAACTGACAAGCGTTACTCCGGCTACGGAGGAGTGCTTTTAATTACTATCCGAAAGGTATAACGCAAATGTCTATCGCTGATTGGGCAACCACCATATCAGGCTTCTTAGCCGTAGCAGTATTTATTGGAGCAACTATTAGGTATCTGATTAAGAATTATTTATCAGAGTTAAAGCCTGATGGTAATGGTGGCCACAATTTAGAAGGAAGAGTTGCCCGTATTGAACAGCGAGTAGATGACATCTATAAGATGTTAGCGGAGCGGTAATGACAGAGGTAGTTAAGAAGGCACAGCCTGCTTGCACAGCATTACTAAGACAGGCTACTGCTAAGTGGCCTAAGAGAAGTAAGAAATCTGATGGGTTACTACCATCTGCAGCACATATAAAACAAAGTCCTAACTCAGATCACAACACTGGGTTTGGCGTAGATTTAACCCACGATCCGGTCAACGGACCAGATTGTTCTGTCTTGTTTAAGACATTTAGAGATGATCCTAGGGTTAAGTATCTAATCCATAATGGAAAGATATGGTCAAAGGAAAAGGGTGAAAACCCTTACAAGGGTGTGAATCCCCACAAGCACCACCTACACGTCTCCGTAAAGGCGGGTATGGGTGCAGACACATCACCTTGGTTTAAGGAGGAAAAATGAAAGATCTATTAGCTAAGTTAAAGAGCAAAGAATTTAAGTGTATGGCTAAGTCTTATGGCCGTGCAGTCCTTGCTTCAGCAGTAACTATGGGTGTATCTCTGGCAGCAGATGTAGCACCTCAGTACGCAATTCTAATCGGTTCAATCGCAGCCCCTGCAGTTAAATGGGCTGATAAGGCAGAGAAAGAGTTTGGTCGTAAGTAACTTTTAGTTCACTGCGAGGTAAGACAGAGGCCGCCCTTAACGGGGCGGCTTCTTTTTTTGTGCCTACATTTTGTCAGCAGGACAAGGTACACATACCAAGTTGCCACAACTAGCACAGGTTGCATCTAGGTAGTACCAACAGATCTCGTAATCATCAAACTGAACTAGCACAGTGAACAGGCTTGAACCGCAAGGGCATATATGAAGTGGTCCTAATGAACGAAGATCAGAGCCAAATTTAGATGGGAGTTTTTCCTTGTTTTTTCGCAGCGTTGGTAGACGGAACACCCAGTATCCTTACTAATCACAGCCCGTAAGGGCTGTTGTTTTATTCGCTGACGCTCATATTGTAATCATACATACCCCTCCGACAAAGCATCTGGTGACTAACGGCGTGTCGCTGATCACTATGTGGTATCTTTATCCACAAGAAATAAGGAGGGGACTTTGACAACTGTCGTCGGAGTACAAGGTAAAACGTTTTGTATCTTAGCTGCTGATTCACAAATCACCGAAGATAACTTACGAACTATTTCTTTAAAGACGCCTAAGATAATTGAGAAAGGTCAGTACCTTCTTGCGATCACCGGTGATACTCGGCCTGGTGATATCTTAACTTACAACTGGAATCCGCCAGCTTACAAAGGTCAGGATGAAGTTCAGTTTATGGGTAAGCGAGTTATCCCATCTATCATCAAAACATTTACCGATAACGGGTATGCCTGGAATGATGGTGATAAAGATAAGGATGCTGGCTTTGATTATCTGTTGGCTTTCAACGGATTCATATTCCATATTGCATCTGATATGTCATTCATTCAATCCGAAGCTAACTACTACGGTATCGGATCCGGTGGTCAGTTTGCTTTAGGGTTTATGTATTCTAAACGCAGCGATAGATTCTTAGTTCAAGATGAAGCAGCGGAGTTAGCACAGAAGGCGGTAGAGATAGCGTCGTTGCTTGACATCAATACCTGTCCTCCGATACAAATAGCAGTACAGAAAAGAAAAGTTAAATAATGAATAAGACTTGGAAGGTTGCTCTTCTTGAGGCCTATGACAAAGGTTATCAAGATGGTATAATTGCTGCTAGAGATACCGATTTAAATTGGGAAGAACAAAATAAATTAAGACAACAATGGATCTTGGATAATCCAGATGCAGATTATGAAGGGTGGATGTCAATATGAAAGATTTATTGATTGAGATTTTAAGAAACAAAGATGCGGCCCGTAGTCGCAGTACACAAAAACAGGTTGGACCGTCTGAGTTGGGAGGATGCCGCCGTAAGGTTTGGTATCGTCTTAATGACCAACCTGAAACTAATGAGAACGAGTTAAAGCTCGCTGCCATTATGGGTACTGCGATTCACGCAGAGATTGAAAAGGCTTTGGCTATTGCTGATCCAACTGGTGAGAAGTATCAGGTGGAAACAGAGGTTGAATACAATGGAATGAAAGCACACATCGACCTATGGATTCCTGAAACTGGTGATGTTGTAGATTGGAAAACTGTTAAGGTTAAAAACCTTTCATACTTTCCATCACAACAACAACGGTGGCAGGTGCAGGTGTATGGCTACCTTCTTGACAAATCGGGTAAGGGGAAACCTCGTACTGTTAATTTGGTAGCCATCGCTAGAGACGGTGATGAGCGTGATGTAAAGGTTTATTCTGAAGCATACGATCCTGCTATTGCAGAAGAGGCAATGAACTGGTTAGCTGCTATCAAGGAATCACCTAGCGCACCAGAGCCTGAGAAGGATGAGAATTATTGTAAGTTCTATTGCAAGTACTATGACGCCACCGGTGAGATGGGTTGCGTTGGCTTAAAAAAAGAACGTATCAAAGAGGCAGAGGTGGTGATTGATGATCCCGATGCCGACAAGAACGCTTTGTTATATCTACAACTTGATGAACAAGTTAAGAGTTTAACAAACGCAAGGGATTCAATAAAGACATCACTAGAAGGATTTGCTGGCACTACTCACAGTGGTATCCAAATTACTTGGACATCTGTGGCTGGTCGCAAGCAAGTCGATTCCGATGAAGTAGAAAAACTTCTCGGTTTCGTACCATACAAACAAGGACAAGAGACCGCCCGTATCTCTGTCAAACCAACTGGAGGAAAATAATGGCCGCTTCAAATAGCGACACAGCACTACAAGTTAACTTCAAACTAAAAGATGGAACACTTGTAAATGTCTATGCCAAGAACAACACAGAGCTAGAGGGACACCTGACACAAATTCAGGATCTATCTACTCTAATCTCATCAGTGTCATCATCACTGAATCAATCAGCATCAGCTAACGTAGCGGTTGCCTATGCAACTAAAGCATTAAATGCTGCTCCTATTAACGGAGATGCACCAACCTGTAAGCACGGTCCAATGAACTATCGCACCGGAGAAGGTGCTAAGGGTGCGTGGCGTGCTTGGATGTGTGGTGCTCCAAAGGGTACAACCGATAAGTGCGACGCCGTCTGGGTTAGATAACCTATGCGGGTTCCCACAGAGTTTGAGAACCCGTTATGTGCCGAAGTAGACACAGAGTTATTCTTTCCCGACAAAGGTGAATACACACAGGCAAAGAAAGCCAAAGAAGTTTGTAGGAGATGCCCACATCTGAGCGAGTGTTTAGAGTGGGCTATCCCAAACGAAAGATTTGGTATATGGGGAGCAACAAACGAAAGAGAACGTGGCAGGATGAGAAAGAAATCTAAGTTAAGAAGGGAAGAAGTTGCTTAGTTTAAGCAGAGCCTGGGGTGGGGTTAATACAAAAGCCACACCCTTGAAAGATGTTTGGCCTTCTTTAAAGGAAGCTCAGATTAGATTTCGACGTGGACAAGTTTGTATGGTTGCTGCCGCACCCAATGCAGGTAAGTCTATGTTCGCTTTGGTTTATGCTTTAAAAGCAGATGTAAGAACTTTATTCTTTTCCGCTGACACTGATACCACAACAGTTATGATGCGAGCAGCATCTCATCTATCAGGTAATTCACAACTAACCGTTGAGAATAATTTAAATGCCAGTCCTAAATGGTATGACAAACACTTTGATAAGATGAAAAACATTCAATGGGTCTTTGATTCATCACCTTCATTAGATGATATTGAGAGTGAGATCAAGGCATACATAGAGTTATACGGTGCTGCTCCAGAATTAATTGTTATAGATAACCTTATGAATATTGCTGCTGAAACTGATAATGAATGGGCAGGGTTGCGCTCTATTATGATGGAGTTGCACGATATGGCTCGTCATACTGAGGCTTGCGTCTTAGTTCTTCACCACGTTTCAGAGCATAGTGAGTACGGTCAAGGTATGAATCCGCCACCTCGTAGAGCTATTCACGGCAAGGTAGCACAACTTCCAAGCCTGATATTAACAATGGGTTATGATCCTTTTAGTAAGCATTTAAGGATTGCTGTTGTTAAGAATCGGTTCGGACCACACGCAGCAGATGGATCTGTATCAGTACCTTTGGCGGTTGACTATGCTCATTGCCAGATAACTGAGAAAGATGCAGCACCTGTTGTATACAAGAAGTTTGACCAAGCATCCATAATACATTAGGAAACTATGAACACTAACCTAGTAATTGTTCCATCAAGAAGCAGACCTGATTCAATAGATCGGGCTGTTAAATTTATAAAAGAAACCAGCATCATTTCAGATATTTGTGTGGCTATTGATGATGATCAATCTGATTTATATCCACGCATAGAGGGTGTTATTTATGAGGTAAACCCAAGACTTAGAATGAATGGCACACTTAATCTGGTAGCTAATAAGTATGCCGATAAGTATGAAACTATATTCTTTATGGGTGATGATCATCTACCGCAAACCCTGCAGTGGGATCACTTTTTATCAGAGGCAATTAAGAGTAAGGGATACGGTCTTGCCTATGGCAATGATCTATTCCAGAGTAAGAACCTAGCCACAGCGGTAATGATGAGCACTAATATCATCAAGAGCTTTGGCTTTATGGCACCACCTAAGTTAGTTCATTTGTTTATGGATAACTTTTGGATGCTACTTGGTATGGACATTAATGCTATCTGGTACTTTGATGATGTAATCATCGAGCACCTTCACTTCTTAAATGGTAAGTCAACTGCTGATGCAGGATACCTTGAGGTTAACGCACCTGAACTATCTAATGCAGATAGAGATGAGTTCCGCAGGTATGTTGATGAGGAGTACAAGGCAGACCTTGCTAGATTTAAGGAGTCGGTAGGTATCAAATGAAACAGGTAATTTCCTATTCTCTTTATGGCCAACATATGAAGTTCTTAATTGGTGCTATAAAGAACGCACAGTTAGCTCAGCGATTCTTTCCTGGGTTTACGGTGCGCTTTTATGTAGGAAATTCTGTACCAACTTGGTGCCGTTCTACCTTAGAACTGTTCCCTAATGTAGAGATGATACGAGTAGATGAACGGGAAGATAGTGTTGCTAGGCTTTGGAGATTCAGGGCTATCTTTGATCCAGAGGTAGATGTAGTTCTATCAAGGGATGCTGATGCCCGCCTATCTTATAGAGAAGCAATAGCACACCAAGAGTTTTTAGATTCACCTTATGGTTTTCATATCATTAGAGATCACCCAACAGGACACGGCTACCTTATCTCTGCCGGTATGTTTGCTTGCAAGACTAAAGATATGCACTTCTTTGAAAAGTTAATGAACGAAACTCCTATGAGGGATACATATATGCAAGACCAAGAGTTCTTGTCTAGTCAGATCTATCCGCAGGTAGCAGGTAATTGTTTGATCCACGATCCTTACTATAACTATCAGCCATCAGAACCTAGCAAGAAGACAATGATCCCTCGCAAGAAGATCAACACCGTCTGCCATATTGGAGCAGCATTAGATGAGAATGATGTCTTTGTGTATCGAGCTGACCTTGAAACATCATTACAGGAATCAGGCCACGTTAAATATATATACGATTGGGGTACAGATGAAGATCTTAATTACGGGAAATAAAGGATTTGTTGGTAAGTATTTTACCGAAGAGTTATCTGAACTGCCTAACATAAACATCACTGGTGCTGATATCAAAGATGGTATTGATTGCAGAGATCTGTTTAAGAGAGATGATACTCAGTACGATCTAGTGATTCACCTTGCTGCTATCGTAGGCGGAAGAGAAACTATTGAAGGCAGACCATTAGCAGTAGCTGATAACTTATCTATTGACTCTGAGTTTTTTCAATGGTGCTTAAAGACTAAGCCTCATAAGATAGTTTACTTCTCATCCTCAGCAGCGTACCCAGTATCGTTGCAATGTGATAAGAATATAAAGCTAAGAGAGTTTGATGTTAACCTTAAATTCCCAGGCGCACCTGATATGACATACGGTTGGAGCAAATTAGTTGGTGAATATCTTGCCCAGTTTGTACCAAATGTCCATATATTTAGACCGTTTTCTGGGTATGGATGGGACCAAGATCTGACTTATCCCTTCCCTATGTACATCAAACGAGCAGTAGAACGCAATGATCCGTTTGAAGTGTGGGGTCCTGGCACACAAACACGAGACTTTATACATATGAAAGATGTTATTAATGCTGTACTTGCTGCAGTAAGGGAAGGCATTACCGATCCTACTAACTTAGGAACTGGTAGATCAACATCATTTTTGGAGTTGGCAAAGCTAGCGAGTGAGGCAGTTGGATATACACCAGAGATTAAAACTAATCCCGATAAGCCTGTCGGTTGTATGTATAGAGTTTCAGATCCAAGAAAGATGCTAGAGTTCTACACTCCAAAGATTACATTAGAGCAAGGCATAGCAGAGGCGGTGAAGAAGTTTGGCTAATACAGAGATCACATACTTGAAGAAGAAGATTAATAAATTGGAAACTGACTTTGCTTCCTTTGCTAGTTTACTTATACAAGCAGGGCTGATAGAGGTAGTAGAAGAGAATGGTGAGCGGGTATTCAAGGTAAACAAAGTGAAGTTAGATGCCTAACCCAACTTACAATAGGCGCAAGGGTGCAGCCTTTGAGATAGATGTAATGAAATGGTTTCGCAAGATGGGTGTACTAGCTGAGCGACTACGCTTATCAGGCAAGGAAGATGAAGGTGATCTAGTAGTTATCGTTGCTGGTGAGTCATACATCTTTGAGTTAAAGAATACGAAGAAGTTAAACTTAAAGGAGTTCTGGGATGAAGCGCAAAACGAAGCTGCTAATTACGCTAAGCATCGTGATATTGATAAGCCTTTCTCTTATGTATTATTTAAGAGGAGAGGAGCGGGGATCCACAAGGCGTGGGTCATCCAAGATCTAACACAATGGCTGGAGGAAAAAAATGCCAACACCTGAAGGTATAATAACTACATCAACAATATGGACAGAGCCACAACAAGAAGCACTACCAGAATTAGTGCAAGAGGAAGAGGTTAAGGAAGAAGAATGATCTGCGAACGCTGTAAATCTGGTGGTGAACTGAACAAGATTGGTCAGTTCAAGCGTGCCAGTAATATGCACGACAAATGTAAAGGGGATTGTGGATGTCAGCACAAGACTGGACCAGGAGTAGGAAGCCGAGCAAAAGTTTTAGCGGAACCTCTGCGAACTCAGTACCCATTGGAGTAATAGTTCGGTTCTATGGAGGGGAAGTAAGGGAAGGTAAGAACGTATCAGTTAGATGTTGTGTTCATAACGACACTAGAAAGTCAGCAGTAATTGATACAGTCAACAACCTTTACTATTGCCACACCTGCGGAGTAGCAGGTAATGGCGTTAATATAATTACACACAAGGAAGGATTGGAGTTTAAAGATGCAGTCAAGCGAGCAGATGAAATCCTTGCTGGTAGCGGCGAACCGATACGCTCAGGCAATAACTCCAGAAACTCTAAAATATCTAGAAGGACGTGGAATCTCTGAAGAGGTTGCTGCTTTATATTCTTTAGGCACAGTCTCTGATCCGATACCAGGACACGAGCACCATATTGGATGGTTATCAATACCATACATAACTGCTCTTGGTCTTTGTGTTGGCTTTAAGTTTAGAAGATTAGATGAGGGCAAGCCTAAGTATGGTTCACCTCTAGGTCAGAAGTCGCACCTGTATAACGTAGCTGATGTATGTAAGTTGTCATCGAGGATAGTTGTATGTGAGGGTGAGCTAGATACTGTAATAGTTTCTGGTGTTTTAAATATGCCAGCAGTAGGAGTGCCTGGTGTTGCAGCTTGGAAGGATCACTTTAGTAAATTACTTAACGGTTATGATGTTGTATATATCGTAGGCGATAATGATGTTAAAGAAGATGGCACTAACCCAGGTGCAGAGTTCTCACGGCGTGTCGCAGGGGAGGTGATAAACGGAACAATAGTACAATTACCACCCAATATGGACATTACGGACTATTACTTAGCTAATGGTGCGGATTCAACGAAGCAACTATTGGGGGTTCCAAATGTATGAAGAACTCAGACCTGACGGAACTAGCCGTATGGTTGGGAACTTACGGGATATTAGTAATCAAAATAAACTACGACAACGGAACAATTTTGATCAAGCCGCAGCCAGTCAAGGAGTAAGCGAAGAGTTTATAGATACAGTAAGAGAACTCCTAGATGAAGCAGGTAATTTACTTCTAAGAAAACAAATGGACTACGGTCCAACTAATATATCTAAAGCACCAGGCGGTCCGATTAACGGATTGCGTGTGCGTATGCACGATAAGATTGCAAGAATAAATAATCTAATTGATAAGGGTGTCGACCCACAGAATGAATCGCTTAGAGATTCTTTTATAGATCTACTTAACTACTCCGCCATATCGATTATGGTTCTTGAAAACAAGTGGCCAAGTGAGTGATGAACTACACCCAACTTTCTACGAATTAGTTCCTAGCGTAGCCACAGTTATAGCCCGAAGATTTAAAGGGTGGGTAGATAAGAAGGATGTAATACAGGAGTGCTATGCCTGGTCCTTATCTAAGAACGCACATTTCCTTGAGCAGTTAAATGAACCTGATCTTAATAAACGCCAGCGTAATGAGAAGCGTATCGCCTACCAGATGAGGCGTATGGCTGAACGCTATGCCCGTAAAGAGAAGGCAACCAAGGCTGGCTATCACACTAGCGACGAATCTTTTTATGAAACAACCACTATTGCACAGCTTCTACCCTTTGTAATTCAATCGGTATTACACGGCACCGTCTTACAACAGGCACAAGATATGATCAATGATGGCACACCAAAGAAACCATCAGCACCTGCTGAGAGCGGTAATCTAATTGCTATCCTCCTTGATATTAAGAAAGCATATGAGAAGTTAGATGTTGATGAAGCTAAGATACTAGAGCTTAGATACCACGACGCTTGGACTCTTAACCAGATAGCACAATACCTTGAGGTTGCAGTATCTACTGCTGATCGTAGGTGTGCTAACGCTATGCGTAAGCTACAAGATTTACTCGGAGGGGATACACCTTGGAGTTAAAAGAGCCAGAACTATTTGAATACTTAAAAGAGTTTCACTACTCAGACCTTGAAAAGAGTGAAGAGTTTGATACCTGGGACTGTGTATCTTTAGAACATAAGATGTTTATAGAACTTAAATCCCGCAAGACACATTACCCTGAATTACTTATTGAAGAGATGAAGTATCAAGCATTAGTTGAGGCAGCGGGTATGCGCTCACTCTCACCTTGGTATATCAACGCAACACCAGAAGGTATCTGGGGATTTGATCTGGGCAAACTACCTGAGCCAGCGTGGGCAGATAAGTGGCTACCAAATACAACTGAGTTTTCTAATAAATCTAACCGCAATAAACTGGTTGGCTTCCTCAAAGTAAGTGATGGAGTGGTTCTCTGATATACGAATACAAGTGTGCCGTATGCAACGGAGTGATCTCTGTTGAGCGTTCAATCTCTGACCCTGAGCACACACCTACCTGCTGCAACCAGCTATCCTCCCGCTTATGGTCTGCCCCATCTATCACATTTAAGGGTAGCGGGTTCTATACAACTGATAAATAATCTGATATAGTTTTATTACCTGCGCCAGAGATTCTGGTGTGAGTGCTAGGCAAAATCCTTACGGTTCCTATCCCGTAGGGATTTTGTCTTTCTAAAGCAGAAAGCCCCACCGGAAGGGTAGTGGGGCTATCTTTATTATGACCGGGAGAACCGTAAACCGGTCAAGAGCTAGATCGTATCAGCAATACCTTGAATAATCCATTCAACTACTGGTACTGCAACTGCGTTTCCCATTTGTTTATAACGGTGGGTATCAACTTGTCCCTCTGTCCAGCCGTCAGGAAATCCTTGTAATCTTTCACACTCAAGCGGCGTAAGTCTACGCACCTGTGTAGTAGCTACCATAGGCATATTGTTTCCACCTGTTCCCATCCTTGCTTGTAGTGTATTGATCTTATCATCTTGTAATCTTATATCAGCAACTCTATTACCATAAAATATAATAGTTGTAGCTCTCGTATCCCCGTTATCAAATGCGTTTAGAGTAGGCACAACTCCACCTTCCACCCAAGTCTCATAGTCTTCATTGGTTTGCGCCCTTCTACTTTTGTTCCACCACAAAGGTTTCACTTCCCCCACCTAGATCACCACCATTAGCTCGTAATGTTCCAACACCCTCTTTGTATTGAGCAAATGATGATGAAGTATATCCTTCAACTAAGACATTATCCTCAGGTCTTTTGTATGAGGTAGCAGTTAAAGTTGCTGGTCCTTCTGTGTAGCCTGCGAAACTTGATTGACCAAAGCTTCTTGCAGTGCTGGCGGTAGTGTCTTGCCCCTGCGGTTTGCTCTGCGTAGTATTCCTTCGCAAGCCTTCGGACTTAAATAATACTTCTGCGGCACTGAGTCCGTCTCCAGTACGTCTACCAACGATGAAGACACGTTTTCTCCTTTGGGGAACTCCGAAGTACTGAGCATCAAGCACCCGCCAACTGAAGCTATACCCGAGGTCGGCCATCGTTCCAATGACCACTCCAAAGTCTCTTCCTTTGTTAGAGGTAAGAAGACCAGGGACGTTTTCAAGGATGAACCACTCAGTTTGCGTTTCTTCAATAAGTCTTGCAATTTCCCAAAATAATCCGCTTCTTTCTCCAGCAAGACCACGCCTCTTTCCAGCCACGCTAAGGTCTTGGCAGGGAAATCCGCCTGTAATAATTCCTCTACTAGGTTCAAATCCTGCTGCAATTAAATCACTTCCTTTCACATTTGTTATATCGGAGAACTGTTTAGCATTAGGGAAATGCTTAGCCAATATTTGTTGGCATTGTTTATCGATCTCAACATTAGCTACAACATCTACGCCATTGCGTTCCATAGCCAAGTCAAAACCGCCAACGCCAGCAAATAGCGATACACCGGTCAGTTTCATTTAGTAATAATTGTGCCTGAGAAAAAACTTCCAGGCTCGACAAGGTGAGTCGTATCGTTTAGCAATGTACTTAAGACCTCTAAGGATTTGATATTCGCTTCGGCTATCTTTCTCTCCAAGGAGTTGAGCAATGCCGTAAGCACTTGAGCCTCGTTGGTTCTTTGCGTAGTTATCAAACCTGCTCTCACGGGTCCAAAGGGACTCAAGGCAGACCCACTCTCTTCCCTGCCACCCGAAACCAGCCTGAGCGTAATCTTTTGCGAGCTTTCTATTGCGATCTTTCTCATCTTTTGTTGCCTTCCTATTCTCAATTACACCATCAGGGATTCTCCCTAGCGGTGGTGGAAATAATTTATCTTGACCCACTATCAGCAGGCTTAGTGTTGCCATCAAGATCAAGCCATTTCTTACCCATCTTTTCATCAGCCATCTTCTCCTCTTCTAGATAGAGGCGATAAGTATCAGGATAGGCATTAGCTAACCTGGTAAAGGCTCTCTGTCTAGCTCGTTGGTAATTGCGCTGGCGAACCGCTTGATCGGCAGCAGATTTTAATCTCTGTGTATTTTTCAAAGTCTCCATCTCTCCATACAGTCTCCAATAGTGGTTAATACTATCGGTGTAATCTCTATCTGCTCTGAAGATACTCTTGCGTCCTCGTCATCAGTAATCCACTCTTGCACCCATATTTTACTACCACTAGGGCTATTACGATACCACTTTAACGCCTCTAAAGGGCTTTCTCCGCCCCATATGGCTATGTTTTGAGCGTCTGATACCTCATAGAAGATCACTCTCTTTACTGTGCCATTACGCAGCTCAACCACATTACTCACTATCTCTCTCCATTCTGTCTAATAGGTGTGGGATAGAGAAGTCGCTCATATCCGGCTCACCGCAAGCATAACTGCACACATCTTCCCAGACCTCTCTCGTGATCTTCCTCTGTAGGTTTAGCTCTACATCATCTTTTGTATACCATTGGATAACCAAGTCAGCCTCTAATGGTAGGTTATTTAGAGCTTCTAATACATCTTTTACTTTCATAGTGCGTTCTCCTTCTCTCTCTCAATCGCTTGATCCATAAGGCAGTCATCGCAGGCATAGCCCCCGTCATAACTGTTATACCACTCAGGTTTCTTTACTTCCCACCCGCAGAATTGGCAGATGTTCATACTCTCACCTGATTAGGTAGGCAAGGCACACAATAGGCGTAAGTGTGTACATTAACATTACCCTTACTATCTGCCCATACTACATCGTCTTCTTCCATATCCTCATAGCATTTAAAACAAGTAAATAAATTACTCACTTCATTTCCTCTCTCTCTTTAGTTAGTTGTACCAGCCGTTCGGCTGATCTTGTTATCTCTCTCATATAACTTAGACAATCACACTCAGTAATTGGAACCAAGTGATCGCCGCATATTGCCGGTGTAGCTTTCATTATGGCCTCTCTTCCGTTAGGCAATCAAGAACATACTCAAACTCAGGGCGTATTTCTAAACCAGGGAAACCATCACCATCAATATTTTCTAACCGATAGCCGTCTCCCATATTCCAATACAACCAATATCTATTAGCAACACCGGCTTTGTCGGTGATCGTAATAGTTTTAACCCAGGCGGTCTCCTCTTTCTCTTCCAATACCACCTGATAGCCCTCTCTCACCATTTCATCAACGGTAATTTCGGGTAGCTTTGCTTGCGTATTCATACTCTCTCCCTCTCTATCTCTATTATTTGACTATCTTTAGGTAGTTCTAGCGTAGCCATAGACCACGCCTCATCTTTATTATCTGCTTTAATATAAAACTCAGATTTTATTTTCCAATTATTCATTAGCCCACCACTTACCGCAGTATTGGCAGCTATAAGCATTACTATATTGATGATAGATAACCTCACCCGATTTCTTACAAGATATGCAAGTGTTATCCTCGCTATAAGTATTTAATTTCATTACTTTGCCCCTCTCTTTAGGGCGCGGATAGCTAACTTACTAAGGCTATACCCGCCAATAGTGCGGCCTGTTTTCTTCTGCACTTTCGGTTTTTTCTTCCACGCTTTGCCGTTCTTTCTCTCCATAGTGCCTTCCTTCTCTCTCTTGTTGTTGTTCTCTCATTAGCTTTTAATGAAAGACTACCACCGCCTATCATAGGTGATAAGCGGAGATAGTCAAGCATTAACTCGCTTTCTTTATCTCTTGTTTAAATAGTTTGGCCGCTTGCCCTCTCGTGTAATCGTAGTAAGTGCGGGTTAATAGATACTCTCCCGCCCCCTCTCCCACGAACGCAGACAAGACCCACGCCCCTTCCCGATTTCTCTCGTAGCTGATCATCTTGCGCCCTCTCTCTCTTTCTCTCTTGCTTGTAGTTTTCTTACCCTTTCCATACCTTCTAGATGAAAGCTCGCCAACCGGTCAGCTAGCCAGGCGAGGCCACCAGCTAAAAAGAAAAAGCCGAAGACCCAAAAGCTGACGAGGATTAAATCAATAATCATATTGACCACCCTGTTAAATGGTTTTGAGTAATACAATTAGAACAAGCCCTTACCCATTGACCGTTGATTTTTACGGGGAAAAGAGTTTTTTTATGATTACAAACGGCACACATTAAGCCACCGCCTTTTCTTTAAACAATTCGGATTTTTTGCCATAGGTTGCCACCGAATAAAAGGCTATTCCTTGTTCATCTCTCAATTCCCAACGGGTGGTTGAATTGATATAGCCCCGATTTTTTAATTCTTCTAGGGCGCGGTGTTCGTATTGCGTTTCATAGCCGTATTCCATAGGCATTATAAAGACTATTTTTCCATCAACCCAAACACGATTAGAAAAATAGGTGTTGCCATTTACTTTATCAAACCATAAACGCCCCTCAATAAATAGCGAGTTTGGTTTTGTAGTTGCCTCGTTCATTTGTTGCCTTCCTTCCGTTTGCTGACCTCGTCAGTTGCCGATTTACGGCAAGACCGCCCGAAGGCGGTTTCGGTCTAGTTGAATAATTCAGGATAAAACTCTTTTACCTGAAACCAAAAGTTTTGGGCGATCTCGTCAGGGTTGTAAATCCCTTCCATATCTCCGCAAACGGTATCAGCGTTTAAATCATTAAACCCAAAACAACCGTTTGCATTTCCAAAAGCAATAAATTGCTCTTCAGTTAATGAAGGGTGTTCGACACTAATAAAGTGAAACCCTTCGGCAATCTTCCAACCTTTCGGGGCGGTTTCTTTTAGTTTTAATTGCATTTGATTAAGTGTTGGGTATTTAAAAGCGTTAGTCATTATTTCACCGCCTTTAAAATTTCGTTGGCTTTTCTAATTAGCATTTGACGGTGAAGATCGGAACAACTTTCACAAACCCAATTAACAAAAGTTTGGCCGTTGTCGTATTGAAAATATCTTTTCACCGTCTTGTTTGTATCTTTTTGACACATTGCGCATTTTTCCATTTTGCCTTCCTTTTTGGGATACCTTCCCAATGGCTTTAGGGTAGCACGAAACTAGCGTTGTCTATCATAGTTTTTAGGTGTTTCTTTTGAGCGTAAATGTTCAGCTCCACGAGCTGAGCCTGACTTTCAGCTACGAAAAAACCAGGAAACAAGACCGGTCAGGGTCTAGAGCTTTATGCGTAGCCCCACGAAAAAGGAGAGGAACGGGCAAAAAGAGAGGGGCGAGGTTGCCCTATAAGCCCGATTAGTTAAGGGGCAAGGGGTAAGAGGTAGGGCGAATTAAGCCACGAACGAGACCAACGAGACCGCAAGAGAAGACGGCAACCGTTGGCGGTGTGAGCGGTTGGCGGTGATGAGGGAGAGTTATTAAATTAGGGGGAGCCGATAGTGCAGACAGCCCTCGCCTCTTTACTAAGCCCCTAAGGCGAGCCAATAGGCGAGCATTACCGCCAAATAAAAGGCGGTTAGCGGTAATCCATTACCCCACATTGTTAAGAAACCCGAGCAGAGGTCACGTACTCCCCAAATAAATATTTTTCCTAAAGTCAATATTTTGGGTCGTATATAGCTATATATAGTGACTTACGTCACATCATATAAAGTTTTTTACCAGTATGCGGGAAATCGACCAGATTTCCTGCCTTATATATAGTAGGGGAGTAAAACGGACTGTTATGAGTTTTACGACCTAGGAGTCGCTACGTCGAAGACTCCGCTCCTAGGTAGCATCCCTAAGGGATGAGTACCATCTTACCCCTCACTTCGCTGTAGCTCGTTCGGGCGCCAAGCCCGTTAAACGAGATACGCTTTGCGGCAGGTGTAATAGGTTTCTAATCCGGTAATATAAATTCCCCTCCGGTCTAAAGATTTACGACAGGAGAAGTGTGTCCGAAAATTCAGCAGATATCGCCAAGCGAGTAATCCTCGGTGCGGTAGCGCAAGGTATGACCATCGAGCAAGCCTGCGCCTCAGCCGGCAAATCGATGAAGACCTACGAGTACTACCGTCGCACCGACAAAGTATTCTCCGATAAGGTAGACCGAACTAGATTAGGTTTAAAAGACAAAGCCTTCGCCTCCGGTGATGTTCACGATATCTCCTTCGCTGAGTTCCGTGAGCGGTTCCTAAATCAAAGAACCTTCCCCCACCAGCAAAATCTGGTAGATGTAATTGAGGGTCGGGAACCTAGTTGGCTACACCCCGCTATGAAGTGGGAAACCGGTCTAGCCGATAACAGAATTTTAATTAACATCCCGCCAAACCACGCGAAGTCAATTACGATCACAGTTGACTACGTAACCTGGCAGGTATGTAAGAATCCTAACTTTAGAGTGTTGATCGTCTCTCAGACCCAGCGTCTTGCAGCAGACTTTCTATACGCCATCAAACAACGATTAACTCATCCGATGTATGAGAATCTGCAGCAAGCATACGCTGCTGGCGTAGGTTTTAATAGCAAATCCGCTTCGTGGCAAGCCACCCGTATTACCTTCGGGGACGAGCTTAGAGAATCCTCTGAAAAGGATCCCAATATCGAAGCGGTAGGTATCGGCGGTCAAATCTACGGTAAACGTGCAGATATGATCATTATCGATGACGCAGTTACCCTAAGCAACGCAAACGACTTCGAGCGTCAAATCAAGTGGTTAACCCAAGATGTACGGTCCCGTCTTAACCCAACAGGTAAGTTAATCGTAATCGGAACCCGTGTAGCATCAGTTGATCTATATCGAGAGTTACGTAACCCCGATAGATATCCAGGCGGCCTAGTCCCTTGGAAATATCTAGCTATGCCAGCATTACTTCAGACAGATGAATCCCCTGAGAAGTGGGAAACATTATGGCCAGCATCCGATCAACCGTTTGACGGACAAGGTGAAGATCAAAAGAACGAAGACGGCCTATACCCAAGATGGAATGGTCGCAACCTATTTAATGAACGTCAATCTATGGACGCTTCCACCTGGGCTTTAATTTACCAACAACAAGATATTTCAGATGATGCCATATTTGATCCGGTATGTGTAAGAGGATCTATTGATGGTATGAGAAAGTCAGGAGCTTTAAATGCGGGTTATCCAGGTCATCCTAAAGACCTTAATGGATTCACTTTCATTTGTGGCCTTGATCCTGCTATGGTTGGTGACACTGCTGTTATTTGTTATGCTATTGATCGCAGCAGCCACAAGCGTTATATTGTGGACGCTCATAAGATTACTCGACCTACTCCGGCACAAATTAGGCAACTCATTTTTGACTGGACAGATCTTTACAAACCTAGTGAATGGATCGTCGAGAAGAACGCCTTCCAAGCTTTCTTAACCCAAGACGAAGGTATCAAGATGCACTTAGCATCTCGTGGTGTAGTTCTTAAAGAACACCATACCGGTTCTAATAAATGGGATTCAGGTTTCGGTGTGGCATCTATGTCCACCTTATTTGGTACAAAACAATTAGCCGATGGCAAGCACCATCGAGATAACTTAATACATTTACCTAGTGATCAAACTGAGAACATCAAGGCTCTTATAGAGCAGTTGATAACTTGGTCTCCGACTACTAAGGGTAAGACCGATATGGTAATGGCTCTTTGGTTCTGTGAGATCAGAGCAAGAGAGATGCTTAACTACGGACAGTACGCACAGCATCATATGAAAAATCCATTCCTATCAAGTTATGAAAGACAAAAACGAGTAGTAGTCAACATCGATGAACTACTTGCGGAGAAGGACACACAGTTCATCTAAGGAGAAAACAATGGGACAAACAAGTTGGGTCACTAACGCCGAAGGCGAAGAGGTCTACGTAGATAAAGGCGCTATCACAATGCCTACACCATCTATGGTTGCTAATACAAAGTATATGGCAGCTAAAGCAGAAGCATCTGCTAAGGACAAAGTTGAATGGCCTACCAACGTTGCAGGTCAAACCGATCAAGGTATGTAAGGAATTTAATTGTTAAATATAAGAGAGATCACTGCTAAGGTATCTCGTCTACAAACTAAATATGCACAACGCGATGGACGTATGCGTGATGTGC